ACAGCGAGACCCAAGCCCGCTTTGCTGCGTACAAAGCCGCGCGAGAGCTGGGCAAATCACCAGCTGACGCGGCCAGCATCGCAAAGAATTTGACCACCAACTTCAACCGCAAGGGCGAGTGGGGGTCGACGATGAACACGCTGTACTTGTTCTTCAATGCTGGCGTGCAAGGCTCGGTCAAGACGGTCAAGAATTTGCGCAGCCCTTACGTCATGGCAGCAATGACTGGTTTGACTGGCCTAGCTGCCGGTCTGGCGTTCATGGGCGCGGGTGTGGGCGGCGATGACGACGACGGCGAAGCATACTGGGACAAGATCCCCCAGTTTGAGAAAGAACGCAACCTGATTTTTATGCTGCCGCCCGGCGAAGGCATGATGATCAAGGGCGTGGACAAGGTAGGCAAGAACGGTCGCTACCTCAAACTGCCAATCCAGTACGGTCTAAACGTGTTCTCAACCCTTGGCTACCAGATGGCCGATCTGGCTCGCTACAGTAAAGACCGCAGCCGTGGCGTCTCGCCGGCCAAGGCAGCCACAAACATGGTGTCCGTGACCTTCGGCTCGTTCAACCCGTTTGGTGGCGGCTTTGACCCAAGCAAGCCGGCTGAGGTGGCCCTTGCTGTTTCACCAACGGTTGTCGACTTGGGCGTGCAAGCGCTCATGGGTGTGAACAGCTTTGGCACTCCAGTTGCCCCTCGCAAATACGACGACTACAAACCTGACTCAGAAAACTTTGGGCCCGGTATGGCCGGTACGTGGGAACAGCGCACGGCCCGCTGGCTCAGCGAGAAGACTGGCGGCGACCGCGCGGTGGGCGGCGCAATCGATGTGTCCCCCGGCTCGATCCGCAACATCGTGCGAAACCTTACCGGCGGAACCGGCGATTTTCTTTCGTCGGTGTTTGTCAACATCCCGTCCAAGATGTGGAGCCCGGAAGGTCAAGTCGGGCCGCGTGATGTGCCTGTGCTCAAAGCCTTCTACGGCGAGGTCGATGACGTATCTGATTCGAAGCTGTTCTACGAACGCAAAGCCGAGGTCATGGAAGCGGCTAAACAGGCAAGCGACCGGCAGAAGCTGGGCATTGATATAACCTACGACGCCAAGTCACAAGGCCTTCAGTCTCTGGGCAACGCTGCAAAATCGTTTACCAAGAAGATGACTCAGCTGCGCAAGGAAGAACTAAAAGTTGCGGAAGACAAAGACCTGACCGACTCTCAAAGAAATGTTGAACGCAAGAGAATCCAAAAAGACAGGGCTGAATTGGCTTCAGATTTTAACGCTCGTTATTACGAGATGAAGAAAGGCGTGGCTAGAGAGGAAGATCTAGCTGTTGAGGGGAAATAGTTTTCTGCTCCCGAACCCAAACAGCAAAGCTGGCCGCCGTGTCTCCGGGCACGGCGGCTATTTTGTTTGCGATCTCGTCAATCGTATTGTCGCGTACGTAATCGTTCAACTCAATAAGACAGCCAATAGCATCGGCTGCCAATTTGGGGTTGGCCAATACGAAGTCTTCAGTCCAGATTTTCATTTTGCTTGTCTCCATTGTGCGCGCGGGTTGAATAAAAATGAATCAAGTAATCAATCACTTGGTTGTACGTCATCTTGATCCCCAAGTCTGCGGAAAGTTTTTCACGTATATTCGCAAGCTCTTCAGACACCGGCATCGTGACTCGTTTAATTTCAGCTTTCATGCGGTCATCCGTAGTTTGACAATCGGTCGGGCTTTGCCGGTACGAATCTCTTTGTGGATAAGATCCACGGCCCGCTCAATGTCGAGCACCGTAGCTGCATCAAGCTGGGCGTCGTGAATCTCCATGGCCAACTTGAGCGCCACCAATTCAGGACCCCTGCAAATAAAGTGTTCGGTCGCTACACCCCTTTGCGCTACGGCAAGCAACGCGTCTTGCGCCTGCTGAATTTCTTTGACCCAGTCTGCGCCCATCTCATCTCGAAGCCGGGCAAGAGCCTCAACCATGTTGAACGCGCCAATCAAAACATCGATGTGTGCTTTGGCTGCTTTGCCTGTGCAAAGAAGATTCAGCGCTGTGTGATTTTTAAGTCTCAAAGTCAACGCCGTTTCTACATCATTAAATTTCTGAAGGCCCGACATGACATAAGCCATGGTGTCACTGCGCACGCCCTTGGGCCTGTACTTGCTGCGCTTTCTCATCAGTCAATCTCCTTCATGTAGTACTCGGTCTCAAAGCCGTCGCCGCGCAAAGGCAAGCCGGGTGCCCAGTCGATGGCTTTGCCCATGATCTCTTCGGCCCCTTTCAATGTGCGGGACCCGGTCCAGCCTGCCTCCATGATGATCTCGTCGTGTACCGTGGCCAGCTGCATGTATCCTTTATCATCCAACGCCAGCATCGACTCGGCCAAACAATCACGGGCCACAGCCTGTGTGATGTTCTCCACCAGCTTGCCGCCGTACGTTGACAAGCGCGTCCATTGCTTGGTCTTCTGGTCTTGACCTTCGTATGTCAGTGAGCCCGCTCTGGCCGCAATGAACTTGCCGCCAGCGCTGGTCTCGCGCACAAGATCCTCGACCTCAATGCGTGGCTTGACGTAGAACAGCTTGCGCTTGCTTGGCAGCTGGATCGTCAGGAACCCTGACTCATAAGCAAACACCAGCGCTACCCTCTTGCCTGCAAGCGGAAGAGTGACAGACTTCTTACCCAGCACCGCGTCCTTGGCCGAGCGCTCGCACGCATACCAGAGCTGGACAATCTCCGGGTTGGCTGCACGCCACGCGTCTTTGATAGGCTCAAGCTCATCCTCTGTGAGCCCCATCTCCAGCGCGCCCATGGTCTTGAGTGCGCCTGCCCCGCCTTGGTATCCCAAAGCCAGCTCGGAGATCTTGCCCTTCTGCCGCAACGGGTAGTTCGGGCCTTTGATCTTTTTGCCGGTGGCGTTCTTGTACTGAATGGACTCGATCGACACATTGAACATCTCGGCGGCCGAGGCCTCGTAAATCATGCCGTGTGTGGCAAACACATCAAGCCGCCACTGGCACCATGCCATCCAAGCGATCACACGGGCCTCAATGGCGCTGAAGTCGACGATGATGTACCTGCACCCCTTCCGCGCAACAAACGCCGTCCTGATGAGCTGTGACAGCGTGTCAGGCACATTGCCAAACAGCAGCTCAAGGGTTTCGTAATCGCGGGCCTTCAACAGGTTGCGGGCCAAGTCAAGGTCACGCAGTTTGTTCAGCGGTAGGTTCTGCACCTGCACCAGACGACCAGCCCAGCGGCCTGTGCGGTTCGCGCCGTAGAACTGAGTCAAGCCTTTGACCGAGTCATCCTTGTCGCACATGGCCCGGGCCATGGCGTGGTACTTGGACACGCTGGTCTTGGCCATCTCTTGGCGCAGCTCCAGCACACGGCGCACCGTCGCGCTGTCCGTAGATTCAAGAACCTTGGGCACGCTCTTCTTGGTCAGGTCGACGATCGTGTCGTCTTCCTCTTCGGTCTGCAACCACTTAAGCAATTGGTCCCGAGAGTTGGGGTTGTCTAAGCCAGTGAGAGCAATGGCCTCTGTGGTCATCCGCTCTTTGAATATGCCGTCGCACTCGATGGCTGCATCGACCAACGCCCGGTCAACCTTAATCCCAATACTCATCATCCGCTGATCAAGGTGCCACAACTTCCACTCTTTGTCGGGCACAGGAAACTTTGCAATCCGTGTTGCGATCTCGCGCTCTGACTCAACGTCACGCGCACAGTATTCTTTAAACAGCGCCCACTTGTCAGGGTCGTGCTGCGGTAGGTTGCGCGTGCGGCCGCCGTTCTTCAGTGTCGGTTTGCATGGCAGGCAGAAGTAACGAATCAGCGCCCAGCCCGACATCAGCTTTTGCTTGTCTGAGGACAGGCCCAACACTTTGCCCACGTCACCGAGGCTGCCGGGCAGGCCAAGGTACAGCGCATGCACGCTGGTGCAACGCCACTGGGTTTCGTCCATGCTGATTTTGAAATGCTTGGTCAGGCAAGCCATCTCAAAGGCCGCGTTGTACGCGGTCTTGGTAACTGTCGAGTCCCACAGGCTGCGTTCTACGTGCTGGGGTATCTTCTCGCCTGATGCCAAGTCGATAACGTTGACCTCGCTATCGCCAAACGCGTAGGCAAACAGCATCACCTCGAAGTTGTCCGACTCAACGTACTTGTGCACGCCGCACTTTTTCAAGTCGACATCGCTGTACGTCTCAAGGTCAATTCGTAGTGTGGTCATTTGTTTTGATACGGGTAAAGTGCTGCGCCACAAAGTAACGGTGGGCATGTGGTTGTGTAACTGAGTAGGTTCGACTTTGCCAATGCGGTCGATCCATCCTATTTGACTAAGAGCTCGGACCCCTGACACCCAAACATTGGGGTGTAAAGATTCTGGTCGAACAAGGCCCCGGTCTTTGCAATACGAACGGAATGCGTCGCCCTGCACTTCGCGTTTACTCATCAACAGTTCTTCAGCAAAGGCCAAGTACTGTTCAACAAACTCGGGCTCTACGGAATACGCTTTCTCCCAGCATTTATCAGCTAGGATCAGCGCCGTCGACATGCGTTCGCTTATCATTTATTTGCTCCAGAAGTAATTGGATCAGGTGCTCGTAGTGGAGCACCAAGATCCAAAGCTCCTCGTTAGTTAGGGGCGTCTGCTGCGTCATCTGGTTTTGCTGCCTTCTGCAACTCTTCCATTTGAAACAGTGCTTGGCCACGGATCTCCATGAAGAGATCTGCAACCTGCTCGTGTGGCAACTTTGCCAATGCGGTCAACACCAGATCGACGCCGGCGGGAACCATTCTGATTGACAAGACCGGGGGTTTGGTTTCTTCGGTCATGATAGGAAGTCGTCTTCAACAGCAGTGAAGTCGTCGGCTGCATTAGATGAACCGGCGCCGCCCAATGGCTCACCCTCGGCCAGCTTCTGCACGTTGTTCAAATAGAACTTGATGCCCTTGTTGCCGTCGACGTTGTAAGCCGAAGGCATGATGGACACACGGCCGTAGCAGCCACTGTACAACTCTGACTTGTCAATGATGTCATTCATCTTCGCGTCAACCACGCTCGGCTTGTTGTAAGTGTTGGCGTTAATAAAGTAGTGGCCCTTGTACTCAGGGTACTTCTCGGTGTCGCGGTCCGTGTCGCCGTCACGCAAAGGAGTCTTGAAGCTGGCCAAGAACTTGGAACCCCAGATGGCTACTGCCTTGGGGTCGGTCTTGAACTTGTCAACAGAACTGTTGACTTTGGCCAACGTCTCTTTGTCCTTCTTGTCAATCAAGACCATGATCGAATAAGAATTCTTTTCATCGGGTGTGAAAACGTTCTTGGTAAAAGAAAGGCGAACTTTGCCTGTGATAACTTTGTAGTCGGTAGTCATGTTTGTCCTTTAGACTGGTTTAGAAAAATCATCTAGTGCGGTTGCACGAGATGTGATTGCTGGCCTCTTATCCCCTTCGGGTACCAGCGTTGGTTTGCCTTCGGGCTTGATGACCAAGTCACCCAGCACTTCAGCAAATTTCTTTTTACCGAGAGCGTCTGTCATGGCAGTGATGCCAAGCAGGCTGCGCTCGTATGCAATTTCGTCAGGAACCTCGGCGTCGCGCAGCGCTTTGGCCACGGCTTCTTGGTCGCTGTACTTGCGATTGCTCCGACCCTCGACCAGCTTGTAGCCGGGGACCGTCGTGCCCTTCTCGGCCTGCTTGAGTGCGTAAGCCTTCAAGTCTGTGAACCAGTCGATCACAAGGTCCGCTTTAGGCAGCAGATCGGCGATGCGGTCCAGTGTCAAACTCTCAGGTACTGGGGGCTGTGCATCTTCGATTGATCCAAACTCTTGTCTGGCCACAGCAAGCGCGCCCTCTGCACGGGCCGGGCATGTGTACCTTGCTTTGCAAAAGCTGCTTGTGCAATGAGGCCCGGGTACGAACACGCCCTCACCAGCCCAAGCCAACTTGGCCGCCGGCACAACTGCATCGTCGGCCCACTTGAGCAAGTCAGCTATTGGAAGCTCTTCGCTGCTGTAGTTGCCTAGGCGCGGCTGGAGTACGGTCATGCGGACCCGTTGGATGTCGTACAGGTCTGCCAGCTCGTTGAACGCGCCAAGCCCGTACAGGCGCATCTGGCTGTTACTCTTCGCGTCAACGTAGATGCCCTTGCCGTACTTCAGATCAAGCACCTCAACAAGGTCGTCGGTGATGATCACAAAGTCACCTGTGCCAAAACCTTCTGGCACCCAGCGGCTGAAGTCAAGCCTGCGCTCAACGTAGAACACCGGGTCCTTGCAACGATCACGCGCGGCCTCGATGCGCTTGACGCAGTAGTCAACCGACTCGCGCACGTAGTCGCGCAAGGCAGGGCTGTCAAAGTGCATCAGCTCCGGCGGCAAGGCTTCTGTGGTGCGGCGAAAGTAGGTCAGCAGCTCCTGCTCAAACACTGCATGGGCAAACGTACCTTCGCGGGCAAACTCGCTGCCCTCGTCCGGAAACGCTTCCTCCATGCTTGCGCTTGGCGTGCATGTCATCCACTTCTCACTGCCCGATGCGGACAGTTTGGCGTGTGCTAGTTCAATGGTCATAGCTGAGCGCCCGGCAACAAGATGCGGCTCGGCTCTTTGACCGGCACCTCGTCAACTGGGTCCGGCGTCTGCGCCCACTTGACCGCCGTAGTCATGACGTTGGCCATGTTCTGCTGCAAGTACAAGCCGATGATCTCAGCTGTGCTGAATATCGCTTTGTCCGCAGTGATCTCAGGCTCAACAGTGCCTTGCAGTTTGACCTCGTCGCCGTGGTCTTCGATGATGATCGTTACTTTTGCCATTACGTTTTCTCCTCTATGTCATAAAACCAATCGTCTCCGGCCGCCCACTTGCGCGTGCCGTCTACGGTCCACAATCTTTGCGCTGCTTCAAAATCCGGGAACTTTGTCTCAGCAGGGATCAAAGACTGGTCGTACCACAGGCAACGGTTGTTTGGCTGTGCAGCAAACTGGCCGTTGTCTAGTTGGATAAAGTTGAAGCTCTTGTGCTCTTCTGCTGTCTCGGTAAACCCAGTGTCAAGGGCCATCTCATCAGCACAGAAATCGACAGTGAACATGTAGCGACCGAAGTGCCACTGCTTGTCTTTGCCCAAGAACTTCACGCCAAGGTTGCGCAGGCCAATCTTCTCAACAATTGTGAATCGATAGCCCATGCAGTCCCACAATTGCAGCGTGTCGATCGGCAAGTAAGGACCGTGTGAATCCTCTGTGTGCCACACGTAAGCATGTATCGGCAGCTTGTCGTACAGCGCACCATACTCAGGCAGCAGCGACTCGATGCGGAACACTTGGCCACGCAAGGCTTTGAGGCTGACCCAGATGGCCGGCTCAAACTCGCCGTGACCCTTGTGGTCGTTGTACAAAAACTCGCGCTTCACAAAACATTTAATCGGCGGGAGTGATGCGATCAGATAGCTCATCTTCTTCCTTTAAGTTGGGCGGCACAGCCCGTTCTTCGGTTATGAATATGTGATCGTTTGCACACTTGCGGCGGCGTACGGTGACGCTCTTTTTGTTTCGCGTGTCAAACACGTTAGTCCAAACATTGCAGATGGGGCATTTCAATTGTTAATCTCCACCTAAGACTTGGCCATGTTGGCCAGCAACTCAGAGTAGCGCTCGGCCGGCACGGCGCTTAGGTTAGCGCAGCCAACAGTCTCAAACAAATCTTTGAGTGACTTGCCCTTCTCCTTGTAGGCCACCAGCTTGGCGCGCACTTCCTCAAGCGTTGGAGCAGCAGGGGGTGCCTCTGTCTCTGCTGGTGCTTCGATGGCAGGGGCCGGTGCCGCCTTCTGGGCCTTGGGTTTCTTGGCCGGCTGCTCGGGCGGGAGTACAGCTTGCGCAGTGATGGTGGCCACCTCGGCTGCTGGCGTTTGCAACAGGCTGATCATGGCCGTTGCCAAGATCTGAACTTGCTCTGCGGTCTGCGGGCTAATGGTAATGGTGATCATTTGAAATCCTTATTAAGTTGCGGGGTTGGAAGCGTCGGCCTTGTTGGCTTCAACAAGGTAAGCGGATAGCCGCTTGATGCGGTCTTGGTGGTATGCTGAAATTCGGATTGCGTACTCGGCCGCGCTTTGCGATTGGAGCAGCTGCCGGCGAGCTTCGTCCAGCTCGCGGGCAGCAATCACTACCGGGCTGGGTGTCTTCAAGAAGTTTAAGAACCCTTGGTAAAGTTCATACATGGTTTAGTCCTTTAGGTTGGTTTAGAGCGGTGATGATAGCACCGCTTTCATTTTGTTTGCAATACGCCTGTGAAAAATAAATTTGTTGCGCGTGACATGTAAACAACGCTATCATGACAGCCCATGACCACAAGTGAAATCATCAGCCGCTTCGGCGGCCCAGTTAATCTAGCTCATTACCTTGGCATCCGCTCTCAAGCGGTGTCACTGTGGGCAAGCAAAGATCGCATACCCATGGCGCGCGTACCTGAACTGGTACGTGTCTCGCGGTTGCTGCGCCTTGGCCTGCGTGCTGAAGACATGAGGCCAGACATTGACTGGGACGCCCTCAAGGGACGCCGGTGATAGAACTTAGATTGGCCTTGTCTTTGGAAGCAATTCGCGCAATTGTTGAAGGGGATGAGTTGGTGTTTGACATCGAGGAAGACGGTGTGCGCGTGTTCATCTCTTGTGACGACGAAGCGGTCAACGCTTTTTACACACAAGTGCAACGCGCTCTTTTGCACATGTTGCCTATCAGCGATCTGCCAAATTAAACCGAGCCGGCCGGATGCCGGTGTTGTATTTAGGAGATAGTATGAATTCTCGATCAGAGTATTTCAAAGATCTTATCGCCGACTGCATTCAAGCGGTTGATGAAATAGGCGTTACCGAAGAATACCGAGGCACCATCATTGCAGCGCTGATCCAATCAGACAGCTACAACGGCATGCGCAAAGCAATGCTGCAAGCGATGAACCCCACGTTCGTGATGCAGCGGGGTGATCGGTCATGACACACACAGAAGACCTGATTTTTAAACTGCGCGACACCGCCAGCCGGGGGGTATCAAGCTGGGGAGATTTGCAGCAAGAGGCTGCCGACGAGCTTGAAGCGCTGATAAACGCAGTAAACGCAGAACGCGAGGCTTGTGCAAAGGTGTGTGAACACGAGTGGTCAAACGCTGCTGAACGTGACTTCGCAGAGCAATGTGCCGCCATTATCCGAGGCCGAGAGGTAAGAGGACAAGCATGACTAAAGAAGCACTGAAGCTGGCGCTTGAGGCGCTGGTAGACCACGAAGGTAACTTCAAATTAAACCCGGCAGACGCTGCAAGGAACATCAAAGCCATCACCGCCATCCGTGAAGCATTGGCACAGCCCGAGGAGCGCAACTTCTGCCCGAGATGCGGCAAGCGCACTGCTGACTTGACCACGGTTCACACATGCACACCGCCACAGGAGCACACATGACACCCAAACAAGAAGAAGCGTTGCGTGACTATCTGCAAGAGGTCATAGTGCCGTTAATCGAGGAGGTTCTTGTCAAGAAATTGGGGCAAGCAATGACGTTTGCAAAAGAAGAACTTATTCAACCAAAACGTGAGTGGCAGGGGCTGACGGAAGATGAACGCGATACGATTTTAAGGTCAGAGGAAAGCATCTTTGATTTAACCGAAGAATTTGGCCCATTCCCCATCAATCAAATTGAAGCCAAACTCAAGGAGAAGAACACATGATTGCAACAAACAAACTGCGTTTTGTTGAGCGCCTTGAACTAATAACTGAAAGCACTGGAAAGCGAGTTCGAATCCTTCAGCAGTGGTGGCAAACAAATAACACCATAAATCTCGGTTTTGGCGGGGAAATTCCAATAGGCGAGACAAAAGGCGAATGGCGCGATGTGCCGATTGAAAAGGAGTTGAGCCATGGATAACCAACAAGACGTTTACCTAGGCGATGGTGTGTATGCCAGCTTTGACGGATACCAAATTTGGTTGGCCGTGAACCAGCACGAAAACAGAGTATTGGCGTTGGACCCAGATGTGTTTGACCAATTGTGCCAATACGCTGAGATGCTCAAGGGGACTACCGCATGACCCGCCCCAACGTATTGGCGCTCAGCCTAGACAACATACCCCGAGACCTGCAAGCAATGGACCGCTGGGTCCTTTGGAAGAACGTGCAGCGTAGCAAGCCCAACGGCGAGAAGGTTTGGGCCAAGATGCCGCTGTCGGCCAAAGGCGGCGCAGGCAGCTCGACCGATGCGGCCACTTGGGCTTCGTTTGGCGTGGCCGTAGATGAATACTTGCTTGGCGACTACGACGGCATCGGCATCGTGCTTGGCGGCATGCTGCACGGGATCGACCTTGACGACTGCCGGGACCCGGTCACTGGGGTGTTGTCGGATCTGGCGCAAGAGACGCTTGACAGGGTCGAAGGCTACGCCGAGGTGTCGCCGTCCGGCACCGGGCTGAAGATCTTCACACAGACAAACCTCGACGGGAGTCGGACCAAGAAGGAGGCTGGCGTTGAGCTGTACAAGGACGGTCGATACTTCACAGTCACTGGCCACGCTTTGAACGGACACGCGTCGCTGCCAATGCTGCCGCAGGACCTGAGCTGGATGGTCGACAAGGTGTGGGGCGAGGCGCTCGGTGAGGGGCTTGGTGAGGACGCCTTCGCCAACCTGAAGTCTGCTCTCGACGGGTGGGAGCTGGACCGGGTGGTCGAGGAGGTGCTCGTGCACCTTGACCCTGACGTTGGCTACGGGGAGTGGCTGAAGGTCGGTGCTGCCCTGCACCATCAGGGCTCTGGGGATGGGGAGTGGCTTGATGCTTGGGACAACTGGAGCGCGGGGTCTGGCAAGTGGGTCGAGGGTTACTGCGCTGAAAAGTGGGACAGCTTTAGTATGGCGCGGCCGGGCGGGCGCGGGGCCGTGACCTTGGCCTCTCTGCTTCACCTGACCAAAGACAAGCGGGATTTGGTAAGGGTGGACAAGCGCGATGTGGCTCTGGCTGCGGTCATGGACATGGTGGACGCGTGCACTGACGTGCGCCATCTGCAAGAGAAGATCGCTGCCGGCGTTGCACACACTGCCGAAGTGTCGGACGTGGAGCGCGAACAGATCGCAGTCGCGATCCAGTCGAAGGCCAAGGACCTCGGTTTGCGGCTGCCCTTGTCAACTGTCCGGGGGTGGGTTCGGTCGCGTGTGCGTGTGTCGGGCGGCTTCGTCAATTTGAACGATGAGGGTTATCCCTTATGCACCCTGCCCAACTTCTACGTGCTGATGGACAAGCTGGGGTATGGGGTCCGGTACAACGTGATCAAGAAGGCCATCGAGCTGCTCATCCCGGGGACGGCCTTTACACGAGACAACCGAGACAACGCGGCCATAGCTCACGTCCTGTCCGAGTGCGAGACCGTGCGCATGCCGACCAAGCATGTTGCCCAATTCCTGATCACACTTGCAGACAAGAACCAATACAACCCTGTGGCGACGTGGATTGATTCGGTGGCTTGGGACGGTGTGTCGCGGCTCGACGCTTTTTATGACACTGTTCGGGTGCCGGCCAGCGGTGAGGCAATGAAGAAGCGTCTCATGCGCAAGTGGCTGATCCAAGCGGTGGCTGCGGCCTTCAGCCCTGACGGCATTGCTGGCCAAGGCATCCTGACCTTTGTTGGGCCACAGAACATCGGCAAGACAACTTGGTTCCAGAGGCTGGCGCCGGCCCACCTTGACGCGGTGCTGACAGGCCATACTCTGGACATGAGGTCCAAGGACTCGATCTTCATCGCCCTGTCCTACTGGATCGTGGAGCTGGGTG